TGTAAATTCAGGTATTACATAAGCTTTTATAGATAAACTAAATTCTGTTTTAATTAATCTCTCTCCTTCTCTATTCATTTCTGAAGCATCACTTAAACCACCATCTAATCGTGATAAAAATTTATATTGTTCTGAATCACCGAAATAAGTTCCAATGTGTTCAAGAAATAAATCGTTTAATATATTCATTTGTTCTATAAAATTAGTCATCATTACAACTGAGTAATTACAAACAACATGGTCTGGCATTCCAGTGTATACAATTTCTTGTACTGGTTTTATGCCTCGTTGAACTGAAAATCTATCATATTGATTATCTTTACTCCATTTATTACTTCTAGCTACTTTTATAAATTCACCTTTTACATCATGGTCGAAAGACATTGGCATTGCGTCATCAAAAGAAACATCCGTTCTCCTAAACATAATTAATGGTAAAATTAATACACCATTTTTATCTCTCAACACACCTCTTTGTCTAACGGCTTTCCATCTTTCCTCATTACCATAAAACACAGGTACTTTTATTATTTCATTAGCCTCTTTAATTCTAGGTTTCATTACATCTTTAATATGTGTCATTACAGAGGTGTCGATATCTTTCAAAGTTACAGAAAAGTTTTTAGTAAAATCTTTACCAGGATTAATTGATTGAGCAGCATTACCACGAACTTTATTATCTTTAGCAGATATTTGTTCAGCTCTATTAACTGATTCTTTATTAAGTGTTTGACTATTTGTAATTTTGTTAACGGCCATTTCGTCTTCTCAATTTTTTAAGTTTGTCAAGTTTATTGTTTACCTTACCTTTTACCTCTTCTGATTTAATACTACTCATATCAGCTTTACCAATTGCAATCTCTTTTTTAATATCTACTTCAATGGCTTTTACACCTGTTTGACTTGGTGAATCAAAGTTGTCCAATTTGTTCATCAACTTACCCATCATCTGTTCCATTTGTAAATTACCATTTGGTTCAGGTGTGTAGGTATGTTTTCTTTCACCATAAACATCTTCATCTTCCATTACATTACCACTCACTTCAACCTTTGGTTTAGGTGTTTCCTTGTAATTAGGATTTGAAGTATCATACTTCGTAATTTTTTTATGTGTGATTTGTTGAACAGCCATTATTAATATCCTTTAATTTCTTCCCAAGTTGGTATTCCTGAAGCGAAAGCAGCTCCACCATCATTTCCATGTGAATCATTAGTTAATAATCCGTGATAACCATATGGACCAAAATCTTCAAGACGAGTTCCACTACCTTCATTGAATTTCCAATATGCTATAAGATTACTTATACCTGTATGGTTATAATTAGTTCCACCATTATATACATCTGCAATAAAATCAGAATCTTTAACTCCTTTGTAAATAGCTACTTCATCAAGTCCACAAGCCAAACCATTGTTATATGAAACAGTTGTTCCTGAACCTTTTACTGCCCTCATACCAAAAGATAAACCTTCATCTATTATCTTTCTATTACTTGCATCCCAATTAAAATCTCCATCGTTAGCTGCTGGTCCAACTCCTTCACCTCGCAATTGCCTTCCATTCAAATATACTCTACGATACCTGTCACCAGCTGAAGCTCCCGCATGTCCTACATATGATACTGCAATATGATACCAAGTACCATCTGTCTTCCAATCTGTTCCACCATCAAACAACTCATTCATTTCAGATTCAGTAAAACCATCATTTGCATTTTCTCCAACTACTGCATCATTCATATCTTTCCAACTACTTTTAAATTCATTTGAAGCTACTCCAAAAAATACTTGGTCTGCATCTTTCATACCAAATTCAAATCTGTCGTGTGCACCTGATTTAAATCCAATTGCAAACCCATCGGTTACTATTTCATCTGGTCTAAGCCAAAAAGATATTGTAAATCCATCAGTTCCAATTGAACTTCCTTCTCCATCATAGTCGTGAGGTTGAAAATCAGTTGCTACTAAATCTCCTCTTCTGGTTGAAACATTCGTATCACCTGTAAATGATAAGATATAATTTTTAACAACATATGGGGCATCTCCACCTCTTCCTTTTTTATATCTAAGTCTATCTATTAAAAGATTATTTTCTTGAAATACTTTTTTAGCCAAACTCTCATTTATCTGAAATAAATAACTACTCTCTGGTATTTCTAACCAACTCATCCAATCTAATTTTACATTACCTTGTTTTTGTTTTGATACTTCTACTAAT